ACACCATCACGCTTCCAAGAAAAGAACACGATGTCGCCACTGCGCTCTTGGCCACGCGCGACAATGCTCGTCCCCTTCTGCGCACGCGCGTCATCCACAGCGAACGGGCAGTACGCCCATTTCTCACCACGCTTGAATGCCTTGCTACCCGCCCGCACAAAACAATAGGTAACAAACATCATGCACCAAGGGCCAATGATTCCGTACCACTCTGAGAACATCACACGATTAGAGTTCGGCGGATCTTCCTTCACACCGACAAAGCCACGCCCAATCTTCAGCGCCTTCTCGCCAAGCGTCTTGCCATTCGACCGGCTCTTCGCACGCTGACGCATAACAAGATTCGGCTTCTTCAAGCCAAGCAAGTAATCGTTTAGCGTGTCGCCATAGATAGGCTTCACATCCTTGTTCGCATAACCAAGGATCCACTTAGCCTGCGAACAAGCGCGAGCGGTCTGCTCACCAAAAATCCCATCCTCAGCACCAGCAAAACAGCCAAAGTTATTTAGCCTGCGCTGTGCTGTGCGAACATCCTCGCCGCGCATGACGGGCGAAGTCAAAGTGAGAGTACGCATCTCTTCTCCAGTTAGGGTGTACTAGATAGCAGTAGTAACAAACCAGATAGTAGCAGCAAGGATTCCGCCACTAATAACACTGGCCGCGATCATACCATGAATACGACGCCCCTCAGCAAATCCCCTCCACTTAGCATTCTCCATTTCCAGCGAAGTTACACGACCATTAGTCTTCTTCACTTCTGCATGAATCTGGCAGAGTCTCTTATCCATCTCTTCAAGGCGATGGAGGATGATGCTAACGTTATCGTCGCTCACCGTAGCCCCAACAAGTCAAGGGGATTGCCGTTCTTCACACCAAGATGGAGATGGCCAACGCCGTTAGCGCTACCGCTGTAACCAATGACCTGCCCCTTCTTCACTTTTGTACCGGCCTTGATACCACCAGCGAGGCGAGACAAGTGCGTATAGAACCACTCGTTATCACCAGTGTTAAAGTGAACCTGAATGCCAGCCATCCGACTTTTCGGATCCATGCTGCTAGCAAACGTCTTAGAGATAGTCCCGTCCTGCGTAGCAAGGATCGGAGTCCCATCCTTAGTTGAGATATCAATGGCGTTATCAGATTCCCAGTTGCCCATACTGTGCGTCCCCGCGCCCGGATTCCCAATAATCTTCCCCTTCACGGATACCGGGTAGCCGCCAATATTGAATACGCGACCGTCCTGCGCACCACCGTACTGCATGCCAACGGGAGCCGACCCGGCATTAGCATCAAACCGCGGATCACTAGGAACCACAACTGCACGACTGGCAGCGTCATCCTTTAGTGGAAGACGAATGTTCAACTTGCTGCGCTTAGCAAGAGTCGGAGCAATGTCGCTGAAGTAAGACGCCATGCTAGTAGTCTAACCCAAGGCTCTCGCGATAGCGCTTACGCGCCTCTTCCGCAAGGCGCGCCTGCTCATCGATGATACGCCGCTCGGCAACAGGGCCACGGACAGGAGTACGAACAACACTCAAACCAAAACTACGCATGAACATATCAAGCACAGATTGCGGCAACCCAAGCCCAGCAGCGCCACGCGGAGTGACAGCGTACTGCTCGCCCTCACCGCGCTGCTCCGCCCTAGGCAACGGCCGCCCAGAAGCAAGGCGATACGCATTAAAGATAAGGCTAGACCTAGGAGCAAGCGTGCTCTGTGCCAACCCAAGCGGAGCAAGTAACTTCTCAGCCTCAGCCACGCCAGCCTCCGCATACCCCGGGGCGAACACATCACCGGGACGCAAACGCTCACCGCCCGCACCGATAATCGGAGCGCCCGGAATACCAATGCCAGCAAGGCGAGCAGGAACAGTAATAGTCGGGGCAATGTTAGACAGCGCAAACTGGACACCCGGAGCGCCCTCGTCGTACTCAAGTGCGCCACCAAAGTTGAACGGGAAGATATTAGTAGCCAGACCCTTAGAGTAGATGTTGCTACCAAACGCCTCCTCGCCGACCTTGATCGCATCCTCGTAGAACGAATCGTAGAAGCCATTACGAGCAGACTCCTCAGCACCAAGACGAGCCATAGCATTCAGCGTCAACGCCCGCCCCGGGTACTTGAACGGAAGCGTATAGAAGTACAACTTGAAGATATGCTTGTACCACATCCAGAACGGCACAGCCGTAGTTACGAGACGCTGACGACTCGTCAAACCGCGAGCGCCGCCAAGAAAATCCTCAGCCTTCTGCAGAGCGTTATCCCTAATCCTGACCAACTCCGGAGTAAGCGCCTTACCATTCGCAAACTCGCCACGAGAGACAGCCTCAAGAAGGGTCTGGAACGAATCATTAAGATCCATCACTTCCTTAAGTTCAGCATCAATCTTGGCGCGAGTCTTAGGATCCTTCAGCCCCCGCTTCATTGACTGCATGAATACCGACAAGCGAGCAAGATCCTCACCCATTACGTTGTAGTAATAGATGTAATTCATGTAACGCTGAGCGCCACGGAACTTAGCGCCACGCTCAGGAGCAATAACAAGATCGCCCCCCTCGTCAAACGAACCAGCCAAGCCATTGTTCAACAGTTCTGGCGGAGCCTGACCACGACGCAGCATACGCATTGCCTCCGGGTATCCGCCGAGCCCACCACCAAGAGCAGACAACAAACCAGAACCAGCGATATTCGCAATCGGAGTACGAGGAAGAGTCGTAAGAGTAAAGCGAACCCACTGACGAGTGATACGCCTAAGCAGCCCCGGAGCCTTAGCGGCTGCAGCCATCTCGTTCTTCAAGGACTCAAGACGCTTCTTGCTAAGAATGACAACCCTACTGCCACGCTCAATCGAATCAAGATTGTCAAACGCATTATCGTCTAGGGCCTTCTCAAAGATCACAGCAATCTGAGCATCGTCAATGCCAGCATCACTACGCCCCTTTGTCCCGACCTCCTCAGCCTTCTTAAAGTCAAGTTTCGCAAAAGAGTCAGCGTCAAGAAAACCAGTCTGCTCGTTAACCGGAAGAACAACGTAATCAGAACCAAGTTCGCCATTCCCGTTGATAATCCCAGCCTCAACAAGATCGGCCTTCTGCTGCTTAAAAGTAGCCTTATCATCAGCAAACTTAATCGTCGTACCAGTGCGCATCAAGTAATCCGTAAAGCGCGTAACCGACTCAAACGCAATAAACGGAATGCGAAGGTTACGAGCAAGAGCGCCAGAGAAGCGCTCAAGATCCTCAACCGAACCAAGCAAAGCAAACTGACCCGTGTAAATATTGAGCATGTCGCGAGGACGACCACGACCAGCAAGCGCCTCCTTAGGAAGCACAGTCTTCTTCGCACCCTTAGGGCTACCAAGTGTTGGGATATGCACACGAGCGCCCGTCGGGATTGCGCCAGACTCAATCACGTCACGCATAAGCGACTCAGCGATCATGTCAATATCATTTTGCGCAGCAAGAATAGACTCATAGTCTTTCTGTGCTTCCTCGTACGCCTTCCTTGTCTCCGGGAGAAGATCGGCCTGCTTGGAGTAATCAGCAATATCGGACTCAAGACCCTCAATGTCCGCTGTGTTGATATCTTGACGCTCGCTAAGAATTACCTTCTGTTTCGTGCCACCAAACTCGGGAATGTCTTCAATTGAAAACTTGCTTCCGGGAGTAATCGCGTAGACACGAGCAATCTTTGCTCCGCTCGCATAATTGTTTACATCAATAACGTAAAACTCGGTACCGCGAGGAAGAATAAATTCGTTCTCCGAATAACCAAAATCGTTCGGGTTAAGGCCCTGCTTAGAATCCTGAGTGCTTTCGGCATACCTAACAGCGTTACCGTAAAGACCCTTCGTTCCCTCGGGTACATAGACCTCAAGCAAAACACCCCTACTATAGTCAACCCCGCCAAACCATTCAGGGGTAGTAATTTCCAACCCAGTAGAAATAAAACCATTATCGACAATGGTGTCCCCGGGAACGAGTTCATCGTAAAGACCTTTTGCTCCACGGAACACAACCATTGGGCTAGTCGTCGCAGGAGAATTTTCAATAAGAGAATCGATTGCGTTGATTCTCTTCTCAATAACACTACCCGGCTCAACAACTCCACCACGGAGTTCATCATTTATGTACTCATAACCAGTACCCATGTAGTAATCAGCAGATGACTTGGCAAAATCAAAATCATCAATACCAGTTTGAGAAGCGATATCTTCCTTAATCGACTGCTTAGAAGCGTTAATATCAAAAAAGTAATCTTCGTATTCAAAATCAATTTGCTTCTTAAGTTCTTCAAGACGCCTGTAAAGAACATTCACATAGCGCCCAACATTCTCGTCACTCAACTTAAACGGCTCAAGAAGTTTGTCTACAAAGTTGCCCATCCCATCAAAGGAATCGACAACTTTCATAATCTCAAACAACTGCTGGCTAAGTCCCGGAATATCCTTGACATTCTCAAAACCAGCAGCCTTGATGACGGAAGCGTACTCTGGATTCTGCGTTACAAAATCCTCAATGTCGAACTTGTCAAGAGACTCGCTTGGCTTAAGTTCCCCCTGAGCGCGGTGGAATAGCGAGCCGCCTTGGTCAAGCCTGAATGGAATCCCAACTCCAGTATTCCCAATATTCTCTGCCCCAATACCAACTGCGTCCCAGTTTGCGAGCCAAATATCAGCGACAATTCCGTCAAGAATTGCTTCAGCATTTTGAAGTTTTTCTTCCGCGTCAAGGAAATTGGCGTTGAATGGGTTAGTGACGTTATCGACAATAGTATTGGCAACAAGGATTTCGCCGTTCTCGCCCCTGACAAGTTTGCTTTCCGGAACCCTAATCCCAAGAGCGCGATAAATCGTATTGGCAATAACCTCGTCAAATGCCTGACCCGGATCGTCGTATTCCTTGACATACCGCCTGACACCATCGGTTCCTGTCCAAAACCCGGAAGAACCACCAGTGTTACTACCCGTGGCATCAGCAGTTTTTTCGCCTAGTACGACCTTAGGATCAATGTACGGGTCTTCCTCAATGATGTTTCGCACACCAGCAGAAGCAGACTTGGAGTCCTGAAGGTATGTATCCCAGAAGGCAACGTGCTCATCAGCGAGATCGCTTGCCTCTTGAGTAGTCAGCGCAACGCGATCAGGACTCTCAGCATCCAACGCGCCAAGGCGCTGATTGATTTGATCAATCTCAAAATTCAATTCGTCAATAGTATTCTGCGCCTCCTGAATATTTTCGGAAGCACGCTCTTGACGTTGGATCTGGTCGCGCAGATCCTGCAACCTACCCTCTACCTTAACCCTTTCCTCGCCGATGATCCGCTCAACCTCAGCCCTAAACTCGTCACCAACCAGCGGCATCAAACGAGCAATCGTCTCATCCTGAAGACGAGCAACACCAGCAATATCACGACGCCCAATACCAGTCGGCTTACCAATACCAAACTGTTCAGACAAGCGCGACTGAACACTTGGAGAAATGTTAGCAACACGCCGGTCAACCCCCACACCGAGCCTGTCAATACTTCTCATATTCTGCAACTCCTGCAACTGCAGAACATCAGTAAGCGAACCCTCCGGAGCATTACGCCCACCAATCCGCTTACCAATCGTTTCGCCAAACTGTTCACGATACGGGGCGTCAAGGCGCTCCTTAGCGCGTGCAACAACATCCTCTGGAAGATCATCAATCTTGCGAAGAAGCAGAATGCTCTGCTCAATGTTCGTCTTCTCAATCTTACTTAGTTTGATAACGCTGCCCTTGGGCATTCCCTTAGGCTTCTTCGCGACAACGTTTACCCAACCCTCACCCGGAGAAGCATCGCTAAACCTAAACGCATCATCACCACCCTTATCCGCACGCCTAACCCACAACTGCCCAGCAAGTACGCTCTCCAACTCGTCAGCGCGCTTACCCGGTGTCAGATCGACAACCCGACCGCCAAGTCCC